CTATACATAAAAAATCATCAAATTGACTTTTCATAATACTTGGAAGATTAAATCTAAGCTTATCAATAATTGACTCGTGTAAAATTCCATTTCTGTTTGGCATAATCATGCAATTAGTTGCCTTTTGTCAACTGGAATAAATCCGCTGCCGTTGCCGTGTACTACCTTAATGAAGTCAACCTCAACCTTTGCTGAGTTGATAATCACCTGAGCAATGTCTGCGATTGCTTTAGCTTTTTCGAGCTCCATATCGCCTTCTTTTACCATCTCGATAATCTCGAATAAATGGTCTCTTAAATCTTCTATTTTATTGCGTGCCATAATTTGTTAAGTGCTTTAATTGTTTCTTGTATTTCAATTGGATATTTAGTTATTCTATTGCGCTCCATATTTTCGCTCATACTTATTTTTTCAAGGTTTCCTATCTCAAAATTGCTTCTATTTTTATCTCGAAAAACAATCACTTCGTTGCGATTTATTTTGCCATATTCCTGCTCGTAAATATGCCTATGAAGTAAAGCCCACTTTCGAGGCTCTGCAATCTTTATGTATGTATAACCTTCCTCATCAATTCGAGTCGAACCGACTGGGCGATGGTTCGGAGGGATTGTACCTTTTTTAAATTGAGTTACTTGCCCTCCTATTTGCAGCCCCTTCATTCCTTTATTCCAAGGGATATTGCCTTTTGGAAAGAATGTCAATTGGTTACCAGTCTTAAGCCTACCGCTTGATGCCGTTGCAAGGTATGCAGGTGTCTTAAACAACCTTAGCAGATTCGCTTTGCAGTAACATTGCTTAACTGTTTTATTTAATAGTTCTGCAACCTCTTTAGTGGAGCGGTGCGGATAGTGTTCTACCAGAACCGACACTTCTTGCTCAGTCCAAATCTCGCGGCTCATAATGTCTTGGATATGGCAGCCCTTGCTCACCGCTTTCGTATGCTTCTTTTAGTGCGCACTTCATCTTCTCTTTAAGCGGCTTATGCTCTTTGCTTGGCATAATCGTGTTGAGGTATGCAGACAGTTCATTGAACTCCTCTATGATGTTGGATAGGTAGGTCATCTTATCACTTGTGTTTTATGTTCAACAATCTCAATTCCAAAGATTCCATCGGTGCCAGTCAGCTCCATTGCTTTTGGCAGCTTTCTTAGTAGTTCGGAAATGTCGAACAACTCAGCACGCATTATTGTCATCAGCAAGGTGCTCCAATCAACTTCGCCAACTATCTCCGCTTTTTTGGTGATGCGGATGTTCTTTGTGTGGTCGTTATTGAGCGTTGTTGCGGTCATTGCATCAGTGAAGTGAGCCATAATATCGGCTACCATTCCCGCGCCGCTGTTAGCCATTGCAGCCTTAGCTTTTGCTGCAATCTTAGCATCTGCCTCTGCCTTGATGCGCTCCAGCTCGTTGGAGTATTCGACCATCAATGCCTTGCGGTTGTCGATGAAGTCTTTGAGCGGCTGTGTTGCTGTTTTTTCGATGTCCATCAGCTTCTTTTTGTAGGCATCAAGCGGAAGCGTCAGCATCTTGCGGTGGGTTTCAATGTGCTTGATGGCATCGTTTGCCGCCTTGATGGCGTGGGCGCTCAGGTCATAGCTGAACTTGTCCTCTATTTTGGCAGGTGCTGCCTTAATCATTGCTTGCGATTGCAGCACTTCGGCTGAATTTATCGCGTTGTGAAAGTCAGTTAAATTTTCTATATTTGTCTCCATGTTTTAGGTTTTACGACGGTTTGAATTGGGAGCGCACTTTGCGCTCCCTTTTTTGTTTATTAAAATGGTGCTTCTTCTGATTCGCCAAGCCAAGCATCTTGCGCTGGTGCTGTAACATTCGGAGTGAATGGCTTAGAAATTCGCGCAATATACTCATCAGAAATCTTGATTTTATCTTGGATAAAGTCAGGCAGCTTTAAAAATGTTACCTCGTCATGGTCCTGCGTGTTATAAGTCAGAGGCTCATTAAATGCAGGCGGGCAAACTAAGCCTTTTGGCAGCGGCGATATTCCGATGATGTTGGCATACTTAGCATCGCCTTTCTGAACGTGTGTGATGTTCAGCATACACGCCTTACCAAGTAGCGTAAAGATGTCGAATGTTGCTGCAAAATCGTCAGCCATCTTCTTCCCTGCCCAGCTTTCGATATCGCGCCTTAGAACAGACTTGCTATTCATTGACAAGTTGTAGATTGCGCGAGCGTAAAAAGGTTTCAATCCTTCGCCTTTTTCAAATTCATGCAGCTCTGTTGGCAGCTCGAATATGAATTGAACTTTGCGTTTTTTGCCGGGATATTGTCCGGTCTGCATTGTCGTACCTAAGTCGACAATTTGGTAACATCTTGCAGGATAAGCGCCTTCAGGTGCTATCGCTCGGGAGGTGTTATTCCCTACTGGTGCTGTTAATGCCATAGTTTATTTATTTAGTGATTGATTAATTACAATTGAATCGAAGGCTATCATTGCCTCTTGAAATACTTTGCGGTACTTGTGGTGGAACTCCGCTTTTGAACTTGAAAAATACAATCTATTGCAGTAAGGGATATCTTGAATGTCCTCTTTGCTGAACTGCCTTACTACGTTGATAGCATCGAGGTCGCATCTTTGGAAGATGCCTTGCTTGCAGCCGTCATCAACTATGCAAAGAAGCAAGTTCTGAAGGTGGTCGTACTGCCAAAATTGGGTGTTGTCGTGGGATTTGAAATAGGTTTTCATTGTGGTTTGAGTATAGTGGGCGGTAGTTAGCCGCCCTGATTAGTGATTAGTGATTAGAGTGAAAGTATGTATTCTGCTTTTTCAACTAAGCTGATTAAAATAGCTTCTTCGGTCATTGTGATTGTTCCATCTTCGCGCTTATTTTCAAGAGTTTCGATTACTGAAACAATTGCACAAAGAATTTTTTTATTTATCGGTGTCATAGTGAGTGAGTGAATTAGTGAATTAGTATGCAGCAAATGTAAAACTATATTTTGAATCTGCAACACACAAACTAAAATAAATGCAATATTTTTTTACATCGCAATGCAAGTAATTGAAAATCAGCGCAATAAATTTATACTATTGTGCAGCCCTGCTTACTCCGAAGCCGATTAAAGCTCCAACTCCTACGTTAAAAGCGGTGGTTTGATACCACTTCTTCTCCTGCTTAATATAGATGTTATTCATTCCGGTAATCTGCATTGAAGGGTTGTCGATGCTCATTCGCACAATCTTATCTCTGCGCTTGAATAATCCTTTACGGATTGTATCACCAACGGCATAGGTGAAGTCGGCATTCATAATGAGCGAATCAATCTGCAAGTTGCCTTTAGTGGTTAGTGAGCCGCCAATCACCCAAAACTTCTCAGCCTTATAGAATTTCATTGGCAGGCGAAGGTGAGGCAGTCGGTCTATTATAACAGTATCACCTGCTTTAAACTCGGTCTTATAAACGGTGCGCGTCTTGAATTTAACTACCTCTGTTGGGTTCTCCAACTGCAATTCAAGAGCTGCAATTTGCTCTGCTTGCATTGCCTCTTTAGAGCCCATCTGTGCAATCACCTTGCGTTGGGTAACAATAGTCAAACTATCCTGTGTTCTTGTTGTTACGAACTTGCAAGGATCGCATTCCTGCGAGCACTCTTTAATTAAGAGCAGCAGCAGTATAAGGGAGATTGCCAATAACGGCTTGTTCAAGTCCATCTTTTATAAGTTTAAATAGTTTCTTTTTGCTTTTTATCAGCAGCCGTTTGTCTTTTATTTCCGCATCCAAAATATTCAGCGCAACGCATACCGGCATAAACTTCTCTACAACGTGCATTGCAGTAACTTTTACCAGCCGCTCCTCTGTTGTCATATCTCGCGTGCTGCTTTGTTAACCAATGTCTTAATCGCTTCATCGAGCTTATTAACGCAGGCGTCAATCATTTCTAATAACGCAATTTTTTCCGACTCGGATGGTGTATCTCTTAGCATTTTGGTGAGGGAGTTAATACTTGAAAATGGCTGCCTTATCTCGTGTGAAAGCATAAACCTAAATTCATCAAGTAGGGCGCGTTGCCTCTGATATTCATGTGATGTTATTGAGGTAACATCTACCAGCTGGATGCCTATAAAGGTGATGCGGTCTCCGATTACAAAGATGTTCCAAACATTGAAGCGCTCAGAGAGGTTCTTATGCTTGGTCCTTGCATATACCCGCGCAGGATCGGGAGATTGTTTTATTGCTTTCTTTATGGCATCAATAAAATCTTCGCGGTCGGTTTCAATGTCAACTATGTCGGTTATCTTCTTAGGTTGGATGTGGCTAACATAGCTCTTAAAAAGGCTGTTGTTAGTTAATATATTGCCTTCTAAGTCGGTAACAACATAGAATAAATCGAGGTTATTCTCTAAGATGTATAAGAGAGACATTGGCGAAGCTCGGTGAATAGTTTAACCCAAGAAGATAGCGAATTGTATAACCAATATGCTGTTAGTGCAATGGTGAATGAGAATAACATTCCCATCACTGGCGCGTCAATGGTATGGTCCTGCTTAACAACAGTCTTTGGCTTAACTTCCATACGTTGATATGGCTTAGGGTGCACCAAGAAAGGCGAATTGGTAGGAGTAATTGTATCGCTTGCGTAAGTGTCATGAATCATAGGCGTCTCTTGATGTGGTAAGTTATATTCCGGCGGTGGAATCTCAAAGGTTTGCCCCCATTGGTCAACCGCGTAATACTTGCCAAATATACTGAATTTATCAAGAGGCTCCGTGTATACCCAAACATCATAATGAGTATGCAGCTTGCAGCCCTTACCAAGTATGCAGGAGGTGTCAAGAGTAACTATTGTATCGGCTCTTTCAGTTATCATCTTCTTTGGCTTTAGGAATATAACCAGCGGCAATCATAGCCGCCACAATCGCTGCAAGTGTTTCTGTTGATATAGCTTTGAATATAAGGGCAAAGACGGAAGCTAATACCACTAATGAGCCTATTGTTGACCGCCAGTGTTTAACAACAATATCGAGCGCCCGTCTTGACTTACTTATTTTTCGCCGCATAGAATAGTTATACGAAGGGCTTAAAATAAAGTTCTGCTTCTTTTTGCCGCCGCGTTACTAATCCGTTTACCTTCTTGCCGCCTGCATTTACCCATTTGCCGAACTCGCGGCTTATGGTAGGGTCGTTTGGATTTGCTTTCACTAATTTAAGCAGCGTTGACTTAGCAAGGGCAGCAGTTCCAAGATTAAAGGCGAAGCTAACCAGCGCATCAAACTGATTTTGGTTGACCTGCACTCCGTTGAGCAGCGCGTTAACATTCTGCTCGAAGTCGCGCACTGTCTTGCGAAGAAGAATCTCAGCCTGCTCTTTGGTGATTTTATCGCCCATCTTTACCTTCTGGTCGTTGGCATAATAGGTGCTGCCATAACCTATCGTAGCCACATTAGCCTCGCATAGGTAGGCATTGAGCCGCAAGCCTTCAAAGGATTTTATGAGCTCTAAGCCTTTGAGGCTAATCGATTTCATACTGGAAGATGGCGGTAAAAATTGCACCTGAAAATGTAGAGCTACTATCAGACGCAAAGTTGATGAGATTTTCTCTTATAAATGTAGTAACTTGACCATTTGCGTCTCTTATTCCGCAAGCACCTATTGAATTATTGCTACTTGGAGTTAATGGATAAGTGAAATTAAAATAGCCATCGGTATCGCCTTCAAAATCTAAATCAACAGTTCCATAAATTGTGCAAGTTACAATATTTCCAACCCTTGAATATTGCGCTTTTGTTAATGTTGGATTTGAACAAGCACCATCTGCCCCATCCAATGTCGGAGTCCACGTTCCGCTTATTCCAAAATTCCCAACCTCAATCTTCTTGGTTGTACCTTCGGGCGATTGCGTGGTATCAGATACATCAACGATGCAAAGGTAGTCCGCGCTGTCTGCTGCTGATAGCGCTGTTAAGTCTGTTATTTTTATTCCTGCCATAAGTCGGGTGGTGTTATTGGTTTATAAGTTATCAAAGGTAATAATTTAACCCATTCAATCGAACACTGCTGTACTTCTTCGGTTGAGATTATCCAGTTGCCATCCGCATCTTGAATGGGATTGAAGTAATTGTCGGGGATGAACTGAACGCCAATAAGGCTCTGAGCCTCTTCGTATGTGAGTATGTGAACTTGCATTAGACTTGACGGGATAAGGTGGTTTGAAAGGCTTGTACTGCCGTGTATAGTGCCGCTGCTTCGCCATCAGTTAAGCCGATGCCTATTGATGCAAAGGAGCATTGTTTATTAGTGTAGAAATTAGGACCTGTTACATTATCACTTATATTAATTGCGCCAATAAATATACTAAATGTATTTCTTGCCCAAGTAATTGTTGATGAATTAGTGTTAAGTAAAGTACCATTTTTATATATTTTTCTGCTTGATGAAGATGTTATTGAGCCAGTTGTTAAACCTCTTGAATCTGTTGAAGTGCTCGTAACTATTCCAGTTACTCCAGAACTTTCCGATGATAAAAATCTATTAGTATTACCGGGTCTTCTAATTACGATATCAAATCCTGTACCTCCAAGACTTCCACTAACACCCATAGGAATCTCTGATGTAAATGCACTATTTGTTCTGGTGTAATAACTCAAATGACCTGAATTAGCTGTAAGTGATATATTTGGAATGAGAAAGCTATCCGCATAAGCATTAGTTCCGTTCGGCAGTGCACCATTACTTGAATGAGTCCATCCGCCAATAAAGCTTAATCGGAATGCTGCATTCAAATCTCTTGGGTCTTTTAAATTCCAACGGTGGGTTGTAGCCGTTCCACCAACAAAAGGATAAATCGCGCTACACTTCGCCCAAGTGCCATTTGCTTTCATTGATGTAACCAATGTGCAGATGGCTTGGCTGATTGTCGCGTCAGTGATTCCTGCCGCAGTTAAGAACGCATTTGCATCAGCATCACCGCAGCCATACCAATATGGATTAACTAAAAAGCTCATGCGTAAGTACCGATTAACATTACTTTCAATCCCGTTGCTGTGCCATTGCCTATTTGGTCAATGTCGATTGTTATCTCAGCATCATCGGCGAGAGAGGTGTCGCTAATCACTGGCGGCGTTGCAGCTGTTGCACTTGTCTTTTCAGTGTTGTCAATGGTTAGCTTAGTGCTTAGGATACTTGTTCCGTTTTCGTTGATATCCACTGTAAAGATACTTCCGCTTGCTTGCGCTGTTGTGAGCGATGCTCTAACCGCAGTTAGTGTAACTGCTCGTGGCATCCTGAATGTTATCTTTCCATTGCCTACCGTCAGCGCAGTGCCCTCATCTGAGGCAGCAACAACTAATTCAAATGGTGTTGCAAGGTTGCCGCTTCCGAGAATCGAAGTGCCATTGATTGTCTTAATGTTTGTGCCGCTTGTTAGCGCATCCTGCTTGCCGTTGAAGGTATTCCAATCAGCGGATATCAAGAAGCCCTTAGTGCTTCCACTTGCTGCCTGCCCGTTGGTATAATCAATGCTTATTACTCCTGCCGTTGCGTTAAAGTCGGCAGCAGTGAAAGCCGCAGCTCCTTTAGTTGTGCCATCCGCCGCAGCATCTGCAATGCTTATTGCAGGAGTTACCCCACCGCTTGAAGCAATCGGTGCAGTGCCGCTAACCGAAGTAACCTTTCCATTGAATGCAGTCCAATCAGCCGAGCTTAGCGCACCTCTATTGCTTGCGCTTGCCGTTGGTAGATTGAAGGTGTGAGTGGCAGTTGTTGAACTGATGCCGAAGTCCGTGCCAGCCGTTCCAGTTGCGAAGTTCTGCACTTGCGCGGTCAAGCCGTTCAATGCGTTTAGCCCTGTGGTGAACGTGGTGATTACTTGGCAAAGGTTGTTGTCCTCAGTATGCAGCGTAATGTTTCGCCCCGATGTTGTTACGAAAATGCGTATTGCGAGCCTATCTGTTGCAAGTAGCACTGTGCTTGGTACTGCAAGCGCACTAACATATAAATCGACCACCGTACCGCCTGTAATCGCTTCGGGATTTGTAGACCCTGAAGATATGAGCGTAAAGGCTGTGCCATCGTACTTATACAATTCAATGTAAAAGCTCGGATTGCCACCACCACTCGAAGCATTGAAGTAGGTTTCAAAGTTCCAATTCCCTGAAGGGATTGCCAAAAGATTCGGATCGCCTGCATCGGTTAGGAATTGCGCAATGTAGCCATTACCCTGCGCATTAGTTCGTGTGAAGTTCGTACCACCACCAAGCACAGGCACTCGGCTCATTTCAAAGTATTGATTCCCGCCTATAGTACCCTGACTGATTGAGCCGTTCAGGTAGTAATTAACCGATGCACCACCACCGCCTCCAAGCGGAAAGTTCGCAAGGCTGCCATCGCCACGCACGTATTGGCTCACTACTCCGTTGGCTGTGATGTCCACGCTCGGAGTAGTGGTATTGTTCGGCACGTTAACGCTGAACGCAGGGTTTGTAGGTGTTGGAACGGTTGCCGATACCGATGTTACCGTGCCATTGGTCAAAGTCGGAAACGGTGTAGGTGTTCCAGTGCCGTCAAGATAGTCCGCGCTTGTTCCCGTTGGTACATCGAACTTGCCGTTGAAGGTTGTCCAATCGGCTGATGTAAGATAGCCATCATCGAAAGAATTTGCAGGCTGAATTGAGATGTCAGGAGTAGTTCCTCCACTTGAAAATATCGGAGATGTCGCAGTTACGTTAGTAACTCCTCCAGTGCTTACCACCGCCCAAACTGCTGCACCGATTGTAGCATCGCTGCATAGGTAAACAGTGCCATCATCTAAACTCCAACGAGAGCCGTTTACAAAGCCCTTAGAGCTATCATCTGTCGGCTGAGGTACTATTGCAAAGTTATGCGTTACATCGCGAATGGTGAAGCCGTCTTGCTCCATATAGTAAAGCCGCCCTGCTTCCCACTTTAGCTCATAGCTTATTGAGCAGATTTGCGCAGTGCCCTTAGCGCCGCCGTTGCCTGCATCGGTTGTACCTTTGCGGAATAGCGCA